GTATACTTGCTGTCACAGTACTGCCTGTTAAATTCACAGGTTTTTGGTCCTGATTCATTATAGTAACTTGTATAGGATTGTCTACTCCTTGGTAAACTTTAATTGGTCGGCTGTACACTTGGCGATTCCTTGTTGTAAATATCGTAGGATCAAAAACCTGAACCTCGGCTGTATTTGGGTATAAATATGTTTTGACAGTAATCATTAATTGGTTCGTCTTTATAACTATTTATCGGACAACGTGGAAGATCACTACAAGCAACTACTCGCCCAATACCCTTACCTTTCACATATAACCTATGGTGGTAATGATTACATCGGCATCATACAGAACTTTGACGAAATTATAACTACACTTTATGATTTTGGCACATTAAAAGACGCAGAAATTAAAAAGACTTTTTTAGCCCTAGGTGAAACCTGGTGGTGGGAAAGCAATAGACTTATGCCTATTAATGTGTTTCTAAAACAAGACTGGGGTATTTTTCGGGGCTGTCTACGTACTATGAATAGTAAAGACGTCGAAATTAAAATGGGCCCTTACGTGAGCCTAAAAGAAATGGCTAGCAAAAGATCAAAGCGCAAAAGTATTACGCTTGTCCGCAAAGTTGTCTAAACGTAATATCGCTATTAGATAATAAGTTCATATTTACAACAACTAGATGTGCATAGGCCAGGCTATGCGACTTTTTAAAGAAGTATCCATCATCTGTGGGCTTAGTCCACACATCATTAGCAACATCCTTCCAAGATTTACCAATTAAATGTCTTTTTGCTGGACGTATAACAGCAAGTAGCATTGCCATTCGTGGTATAGTGTTTACAGCTTCGGGCATCTTAATCAATGTGTCATAGTGGTTACCGATGTGTATTAGTTTACTGCAAAACTCTGGGTCATACAGTCGTTCCCACTCAGGTTCTTGTGCTATCAATTCCTGTAGATGCTGTTCACTCTTTACCTGATTGTATAAACTAACATTTAGCATGTCCAACTTCATATAGCCACGAGCTTCTGCTACTTCATAATCCAAACTAGATTGTCCAGTGAACGGATCAACAGGAATGTCTGTTACATAAATGCCGGTATTATGTTTGATTAATTGGCCATCACGGAAGATACTTGCCGGTGTATGTCTGAGCAAGTCTAGCGCATGTGTGCGATCACCGAAGTCGATGTCAATGTCTGATTTAAATTTCATTTAAATATGTTTTCACTATATAATCTGCAAAATCTTTATGTGCTAATTCTGCATGATGTCCATGCATACCAAATTGAGATTCGTCGTACGGAACATGTTTTTTAATTATACTACAATATTTGGAAAAACTAAAATTATACAGGTCCAATATATTAGAATTGTTATGTACTATATTGCTAAATGATTCAATAAACGGTGCAGCAAAATCAACGGGTTTATATATCATTGGACCTGCCCAAATTAAATACCGGAATCCGTTTGATTCTAAAAATGTAGTAAACATGGTAAGCATAAAATATAAGTTTGTCGTCATTGCTTCATCATCGGCCAACATATACCAATTCTTAACATAATTTTGTTCTGTTGTAGTAAAAAGTTCTGTTGAATTAGGTTGAAAACTTTTAAAATGTCCGTCGTTTCCTTGTGGGCGTACTGTCCACAGTTCTGACCTAGCTGGATTACCCAACCCTATTAATACTAAAACATCTCGATTTTGTTTTTTTAACTCTAATAGATCCCGCACACTAGTTCTAAATATACGCTGATTACAACTTCCACCAAGGCCAGCATTAATTATTTTATCAGCCCCAAGGGCATTGCCTATAAAATCTACGTAAGTTTTTCCAGTACTGCACACACCATAGCTGTCACTGTTTGCATATACAATCATAGCCCAGCTTTCTCTAGTGTATCTTTAACCCATTCGGTATCGCCGAGATAGTCACTAAATTTACGTTGCCAGTAATCGGGGTCGATCCAAGGCAATAGTATTACCACCTGCTCCTCGGTAATCCCATCAAGGAACGCAACTCCTGACTTACAGTTATATACAATCCAAGGGCTAATGCGACCGGTAACAATATGATGACAAATACGATTACTATTGCCATACCTGAAGTAATCAGCATAACCATTTTTAAGTTCGGGGTGGTCTTCAGCATAGTTTAACATTTCCGTAATTGCACGTTCTAGTGCGTCTTGTACAGCTTCCTTCTTTAAATACTCCGGAAGCCATTCTTCATACATACTGTCTTTACACCAGTAATCTATTTTTTTGTTATTACGTAATAGCCAATCGAGAAAATTAACAAAATTAATACACCGTATAGATTGACAATATCGTCCAAATTTGACGAAAGCATTATAATAAGGACTACTAACAAAATCTGCATATGATTTTAGCTTGGCGCTACCTTGTGTTACTTCATAAAATCGCAAATATGCCTGTAGGCCTAATTGCACACCTGTTTCTTTTTCCTGTTGCCAGCGGCGCTTAGGCTCACATAAATGAGCCGCTAGTGTCGATTCTCTGCGAAATGATTTTTCGCAATAACGACACTTATAGGTATTGTTTAATTCTACTGTCATCCCATCCATGTGATTTTGCTAATAGTTTGAGATCTTTTTTATCGTTGATTGATGCTAACAATTTTATTTCATCTGTTTTTAAAGTCGGATACAGTTCACGTAGAAATTTTTCAGCATCATTGTTTGACTTTTCTTTTTTCTTGGCAGCTAACCAACGATAGTCTTGACGTCCTGCGCCGGGACTTACTGTTGTTGCCATTAGCCATTGGAACTTTTTATGATCCTTGCTGCTAATATCAAAAAAATGTTTATTGAGATTTTCATTAACTGTGTACAGCTGATAATCTTGCAAATCGTATGGGCCAGTGACACTGGCTCCCCAACGAATCATTAAGAATGGGCTGAACTTTTTCTTTTCTTCTTCGGTTAAACTGTCGTAGAAGCCACGATCCTTTTGATCGAACTTCATCATTTCGTAACCAATGTGTAGTTTATCTTCCGCCATATTTTAACCTGTAATATACCACTAATTTATCCAAATGCTCTTGTAACACAGGATCCTTCTTAGCCATCCTGTGTATGTTGCCCCAAAGTTTAGCATGTTTTAGTTCAGCTATCAGTTCACTAGTACTAGGCTTATCTTTGTTCATACTGGATGCCAATTGGGTTCGTCTATCCTCTTATGTAACTCATATAAGATTATAGCACGTTCTACTGCTTCTTGTAAAGCTGGATTAGTCTTAGATGCCCGTAAAATAGCCAACCACTGTCCTTCTTCTCGCTTGGCTGTTAATTCGGCGATCATGTCGGGACTATAACCGACTAACCTACGTTCTGTTGATCCTACTTCTCTGGCATAAATGGTTTTTCCGCCGTCGGGACTTTCGTGTATGTAGGTTCCTCCAGGTTTATATTGCCCCATTACCAAACCTTAGAGTAATCTACCACCTCGCTTTGGCGGCTAATATCTTTAATAAAATAAGCACAAATTGGTTCTGGGTCTTCGGTTAACGGAATGGCCAGCATCTGTCCGGGTTTGAGTTTTGGAAAATACCATTTGACATCTTGATAAATGTCGATTATTTCAACTGGGTGAAATTCTGGGCGGAAACTTGATTTAGGATTAAAACAGAATACATTAAACCCACGATCATTAATACTGGTTAATGGTACAACTTCTAAATCACCAAAGTCTGGCTCGCCTACTAGTAATTGCCAATCTACTGGCATGCGTACAGTATGTGGACCAATGCGTAATACAAGTGCAGGGCTATTAAATGATTCTAAAAAGATTAAAGGGATATAAAAATAGTCCGGATCTTTGGGGTCACTGTTGTCTAGTACACAAAAGCGCACTTCGTCTATTTCGTCTGGAATCTGATCCATTGAATAGCTTGTATTGTCTAACGTTAATATTCTCATAGTTTTAGTTCTTCTTTAAAATAATTATAATACACTTCTCGGGTGCTTTGCAACCATATACCGTGTATTTCTTTTACTACCCCTGCGTCTATTTTTAGATTTAATCGATCTATTAAATTTAATAATACTGTATATCCTGTGTCTGTAAACAGTTCATCAACTGTGGTTATGTAGACACGTTTTTTGTTTAGTACAAGCCAGTCACGTAAGCGTGTAATGTTACCGTATAGGTTGCTGTTTACCTGTAAAAATTCTTTATATCTAGATTCAAAATCTCGATACATGTGTTCAAATTGATTTATAGTAGGATTTTTACTGTTGTATATCTTAGCCAGATAATCCAAATTGTTTGCTTCTATTACTACGTGTTGGCAATCGGCCAATGACCATTCTGTTGTTTGGTCCGGCATTGTACCTTCGTTAATTCTATACCTATCATAGTGTGATAGATGCTTTGCCATATCCTCAACACTAATATTTCCGTGGTTATCATAAACCATTTCGTTAGCAGGATTAAAATAACGTGGAATGCCTAAGTCATAGTATCTAGTGTACAAGCCTGTTCTAATATCCCATTCCCGTCGTAACCATGTTTCTGAATTGACTTCTTGACGATAATAATCAGTTAAAAAGTTGATCTTATCCGACTCTGGCATTGGCGCACGGTCTGGCGCTAACATTTCGTATCCGGGACTTAATGAAAAAATATTGCGTAATAAATTTCCTCCAGATCCCATTGGGAAATGTACAATAATGGTGTTGGTCATTTCCAATCCGGGGTTTGTTTTAAAAATGCCTCTAAGAATAAATTGTGTGCAGCCTGACTACTATGATTAACCGGAGCTGGGTCAACCCCCAATGGTACGTCCCAGGGTTGTACTTCTTTCCATAAGCTATCGCCAACAAAATCCCAATCACAATACATCGGACCTCGCATAAACTTAAAACGTTTATTAAGACTTTGTAGTTTACGCAAACCATCGGAAATAATATAATAATCCTTAGTTTGTTCTAAAGTAAAATTATGCAACATTGCTACATATTGCTTCATTGCTTCTATTTGTGCTTGTGTTATTTCTGTGCGTTTAAAATTATCATGAAACACCCACTTGTAATTATCTGTTGTCCAGTTATTAATGCTGTCGCTGACAATCTTAGGATCTGTTGTTACGTTGCTGGCGCTAACACTACGATAACCTGCATACTCAATATCTTGCAACGAAACCGGCCATTGTATATCCGATTCTCTTGCAATAATAGGAATGTCCATCCTGTCATTGGTTGTAGTTGATATAACAATATAATCAGCGTTTTGTTTGATTGCTTCTTCTATCTGTAGCCTGATTAGGAAATTAGTTGCTCCACTACGTGCTAAACTAACATGACGAAATCCTTTTTGTTCTGCATACAAATCTAAGAAGCTAGTTATACCAGTATCTTTGGTGTCAATGGCCATGAAACTACAACCGCAACTGTATAGAGTTTTCATTTCCACTCAGCTTTCTCTACTGTAAAAGGATAGTTTGCTTCTTTGTAGAACTGCTTACGCTTGGTTAAGTGTCTTTTTGCGAACTTGCATGTGGACGTAATATCCCAGATTTGTACGAAGTCTTTATCCTCCGCCTTGCGTATACCCCGGCCGATTGACTGGATAACACGTACAAAGGATTTACCCGGTTCAATAAGCACAAGATTAAAAATGCGAGGAATATTAATACCAACAGCGGCGACACCATAAGTAGCAATAATAATCTTGTTAGTACTTGTCGCAATGTCATCATATTCTTCTTTCCTATCGGTAGCTTTAGTTGAACCACTAACAAACGCCACGTCGGGTTTATCTGATAGTAAACTAAACAATGTGCTTAGTTCTGCTTGTAGGATTTTACCAGTTTCAATTCGGTCAACTAGGATTAGTGTATTGCCACCTTCCTTAATTGAGTCAATCATACGGGCCAAGTAGGCAAGACGTTCTGTTGTGGTTACTAAGTATTTAAGCTCGCTTTGATAATCTCTGTATTCAACGTGATCCATTAACTGTACTATGTTCACGTGACAGTTGGCTAGGTGTCCTGCTTCTTGTAACTCTGACGCACTTAAACGGCCAATAACCTCGCCTAGACTGCATCTTAGACTAACAAATTCGTAGTCTTCCTTGGGTATTGTGCCCGTTAGTCCCCAGCGTATAGGTACGTGTGCAAATACCGTGGTTAATAATGTTTTTAATGCGTCGGCTTTAGCCATGTGTACTTCATCAACCATAACGCAAACAACATCCTCAATGAAGTCACCGATAGTAACATCTGCTTCGTAACTTTTAGTATTTTTTAATAACACGTTGAGACTTTGCCAAGTACAGATAGTATGCGTTTTGCCAATGTCTTTACGATCGCCAAAGTACACACCAACATCAAGACCCATGTTAATATAGTCTGCTTCTGTTTGTGTTACTAATGATTTGTTAGGAACAATAACAATACTACGACCATATTGTTCTACACTCTTACTAAGAGCGGCTGTCATAATAGTTTTACCTGCGCCGGTTGCCACTTCTTGTATACTCTGCGGATTGGCCAGGAAGTTGTTTAGGATTTGTATTTGATAGTCACGTAGTACAATGGGCTTGCCTTCTTGTGGGTGACCTTTAGGCCAGAGAGTATCACTAAAAGTATCTTCTGTTACTTGATCAAACGAAAATGTAGTACGATAGTTTCGTGTATCTTCAATTTCTATATCGTATCCGCGATCCTCAAGGAAAGGAACTATCTCGGGTAGCAGGTTAATATATGTGCTACCGCCAAGCTGAAAGAACGCAACCTTGCCATCCCACCGCCCTAATCTTACGCTAGGTTGATACCGTGCTCCAGGGATTTCGTATTTGAACTTCTTTACCAGTGCCGTACGGTCACTAAGATCTAGCCCTTCAATCTTTACGTTTACTTCATCTTTGATTATTAGTTTAGCTTGCAATGTCTTTAACCTTAGTAGTGCTTCGCTTATTGTACACTTCTGTTGCACAGAAAACAACCTTTTCTGTACGCTGTATCATTAATTGTTTGTCACCGCTAAACACCATACCGGCACTGCTAATTAGTAAAGGAATGTGCTCTAGTGTACGAATAGGCACAGTAGTATGTATATATTTCCAAGTAGGATCAATTACAGGGCTTTTAACTTGCCCATTCTTATGTATGTATTCCGGTCTATGTCTATGTAGTTGGTTAAGCATACGATCACTTAAATCGGGTTCGTAAATAACCACAGGCCAGCGTTCCATGCTGTCAGCATAGTCAATTACACTTAGGAAATTGTCGTTAGTGTATAGCGTGTCTGGATTGATTTTAATTTCTCTATTGCTGATTAAATTATAAAACCTAGGGCCATATTCTGTGATTAGTGCTTGTGCCAAATCTTGATCAACAGTATAACCTAAAATAGAACTAGCATCAACAAGTTTTAATAAATTGTCAATGGTTAATCCACCTACGTGTTCTTCAATGTACTCTAGCAAACTACTAGGAGCATTACGAATAACAACTTGTTCTCCGTCTAGACCTAATTCAATTGCATAACCCTGTTGCTCCACAGAGGTTAACCGTTCCATTAACTCGGTTAGTTCTTCAGCAATTTCAAACTTATGTAATTGTGCCCATGCCACTAGCCAACTTAAATTATATTCAGTAAGTGCAATTTCCCATGTCTTTGTTTCTCTATTCCATAACGAAGAACCCTGACTTTCTTTAGTAAAGGTCTTGATGTTTTCTATTAGGTCTGAGTTAAAGGGAAATTTAACAATGATTTTTTCGTTGTCTAAGGTAAGACGCTTAGAGTAATCCATCTTGCGTAAAGGAATGCGCCACTTAGGAGTTTCCACTGGACTAACGTCGATTTGTTTGCTGGCTAATTGTCTGCGATAATTTAATACTATCTTACAGGCCAGTTCCGCTTGGCGTTCAGTCAACGGCTCCTTTTGGGACACGGTTATTACCATGCTCTCAAGAACCTTAACATCGTACCTGGCTAGATTAATAATAGGATCAAACGATGTGAACCAATTGTTTGCACGTTTCTTTGTAACTGGATCAATTTGGCCGCCAATTACTTCAAGATAATCTTCAACATATTCAAATTTAATCATAGTTTATTATAGCAC